TGTTCTTACTCGGTCTGCCAACGATAGGTTTACCGTCACCACCTACCCCTTTTATGGCAAATACGCGTCTACTAGCGTGTTTCTTACAGAATTGGTACACAGAGTTAGTAAAGTGACCACCAGAATCCACACAGGTTGCCGTAATCTGTATAGGGCTACCATCTTCCTTCTGATACTTTGCAAAAATACGACTCTCTAACGCACCCCACAACTGAGGTGTAGATGGGTCGCCATACATAGTCTCATGGTTTATTACGTACATTTCCTCATCACGACCATACCCTATAACAGATATCTCCAGTCGGTTATCCTGTACGTCAGCACCAGCCGTCATAAATACGACATCGTTAGGGATGTTTATCATCTCCTCTCTGCGCTTGGCTAGTTCCATCTCGTCAATCTGTTGCCCTTGGTCTTCCCATGACTCGCCCAAGTAAGTATTCGTCCATACTCGTAATTGCTCGGGGTTAGACTTGGCACTAAGAAAATCTCTTACGCCATCAGCCAATGGTGTCCATGGTGAGTATAGTGCTGATATGTGAAACCCTGCTATGCCGTTAAATGGCTCATCAGCTACCCACTTACCATTACGTATAGACCAACGTCTGTCACTGTCCGACCACTCTACGCCACAATGCTCACAGATGTAACAAGCTGTGTCAGGGTCATCGTTGTACCACTTGACGTTTTTCCATCTCATTACTTGCGGTTCTTTGCAGTGTTTACACGGAATGTGGTATCTGCGCTTATCTGACTTCTCGTAAGATTCCTCTATACGGCTTGCACCCTTGTTAGTGGGCGTACTTACCATAATAATCTTACGATTCCAGAACGTACTGGTACGCTTAACCGCTAGTTGTATTGGGTCACCCTCTTCGCCAGCAGAAGTAGGATATCTATCCACCTCATCACAAAGTAGTACTCTGATAGGACGAGATGCCAGACCAGATGGGCTATTTGCACCGACCATTGTTAGTGCGCCACCGGCAAATAACTTATGTAGTGTCGTGTTACCAGAGTCACGAGAGCGTGGGTCTTTGACTTTATCTCGTAAGCATGGGGTAGAGCGTAATAGACCTGCGGTTACACGGTCTTTACTGAATGCTTGTGCCATGTCCAGTGTGGGCTGTAGTACTAATATCGGGCTAGGGTCATTATCGATATGGTAGCCAATGATGTTAAGTATCGCCTCAGACTTACCTAACTGCGCTCCAGCCATAACAACGACCTGTCTATTCTCAGGCTCGCTACACGCATCCATGATGCCACGCTGATATTCAGCACGGCTAGTATACCAACGACCTGCTTCAGCACTACTTTGCGAGTCTAGTCGTCTTTTTTGGTCTGCCCACTCGCTTACTGTTAGCTTTTTTGGTGGTTTTAGCGTCCACATTGCTTTCATCAGTTCGCTCGACAGACGCCTTTGTTGGATCAGTCTTTGGGTCATAGTTTGCCAGCTCTTCTAGTGCTTCGTTGATTAAATCTTCTAGGATATCTTTGCATATCGCAGAGTCGTGTTCTGTACTTACTACTGGCGCTGCTTTAGTTGGCACTGATAGTAGCTTTGCTTTCATAGCTGTTAGTACGTCATTCCACGCATCGACAACATCCTCAGTGACTACGAGTGTACCATGAACTCTCTCTAGCTCTAATTCTGCCAGTTCTGCCTCAGCATTCATCTTTCTCGTTCTAGCAGCATCGTAATCAGAACCTAGTTTAACTCCACCTGTACTCATGTCTTCTCCGTATTAGTTGCAACAATAATGTTATGTTATAACGATATAACTGTCAACCATATAGACCTGTGGATAACTTGCACCCCTTTTATCCACAATGGTTAGGATGATTATCCTAATAATTAGGTTAGTTTAGCAAAATTCTGTCGCTAGAAAGACTTCGCACTCGGCAAGCACCCATGAACCATGGCTCTGGGAGTACCTTTTCAAAAGTTATCCACAGAGTTATCCACAGAAAGCCTTGGGCAATGTATAACTTTTATTTTGCTTGTGGATAAGTCTACGATATCTGTGGATAAGTATATAAGTTATCCACATGCATCTAGAACGCGCTGAATAGCATTGTGTGACGCGCAAATGTGCGCTGATATATTCGTATAGGTTTTATTATTTGATGCGCTTATAGTGCGCTTAAGATTGCGTGCTTTTTGTGTTCTGGTATGTGGTGCGCTGGTATGGTGTGGCGGTGTGGTGTGGTGTGGTTTATTGCGGGCAAAAAAAAGGAGCTAATTAAAGCTCCTAGTAAATAATGATTGATAATATTAAAAATAGACAGTAAAAGGTTATACTTCCGACTATAGCGACAATCCATGCCATGAGTTCATCATCCATTCATTAACCCCCATATAGACATATACAAGATAAACCCGAGCGCAAAATAAAAGCCTATTGCAATTACCTTAGTAATGCACTGTATTCTTTTCATCTTATTATTAAGGGGAAACTTGATGATGTTATCGTCATTTGATGCTTTTAATCTATTGTTATTCATCATGATATTTCCTATTCAGTGGTAATATACGCTTTTTTAGGTTGGGCAATGAATCCATATACGCCCATAATTCGCTAATCTTTATAATACCGAATAGCTCCTCTCCGAAAACGTCATATATTTCTGAATCAGTCGGGCGAAATACAAGCACAGCATAATCGCTATTTGTCATTAAATAGGCTGTCATATCATTATATTTGTCATACTGAAACTCAAACATAAAATGTTCACTATCATATAAATGCTCCTCAATATCGAACCCGTAAAGATCGATTGAATCAAGCGTGTAATCTAGTAATGATTCAAAATAATCATTCATCATCATAGAGGTGTGAACTTGATCATATTTCCACACTTTATTAGTCCATTCTAATAATATTGGGTTTTTGCACCCATTAGCTAATTCACGCATTTTCTACCCCTTAGTAATAGCGCGCAAAAGCACGCCATATAAACAAATAATAACCATAATCATATAGTAAACTAGATCAATGCTCATTTGTCACTGCCTCTAATTTCGAAGCCTAATTGCGCGTAGTCGTTATGGTAGCGTTTACCCATATCTATAAGTTGCATAGCCTCTTCTGTTTCTATGTTGTTACGCTCCGCGAACGTCTCAACGCTAATATAATTATTCAAATAATCTAAATACATTTCTCTTAATCTTCCGTTAATGCTCATTACTCGACCTCTCCATATTCGCTATGAATAATACCACCGCAACACTCACAAATGAGCGGTTCACCTTCCCAATACTTGCACCCGTCGATATTGTCGACATCTGTATACTCGGCATTATCAAACTTGTATTTAGCAATGCACCCAGTACACACAACGCAACACAAGACACCATCATAAAAATAATCGATTTCTGTATACATAATATTAATACCCCAGCCAAATCATAACGTCTTTACTGTAATACGTCTCATTCTCTCCATACTCACTTACGAAGTCGTCAAACTCTAAACCGTGCTTTATAATCTCTCTCATAGCTTCATAAGCTGTGATTGTGTTGTTGCTCATTGCTTGTTCGTATGTCATGTTATAGCTCCTTAATAGTGTTGTAGATGCTTTCAATATCAATCTCATAACCTGAAAAAAATACGATCTGATTTACTATTGTTTCGCTGTTAATACCATCAGGATTAAGTGATAACTCACCAAAGTGATCGATATGTGATTGAGCAACATAATCTATAGCTTCCCAAGCATCGACATCGTGACTTTTCAGCCATTGATAAGCTTGATAATATCCGATTATGTAATAATCCTCATTGAACGCTATTTGATGCGCATCATCTAGGTTATCCTCATTAATACGACCCTCAGATATTAGATCAATAACGTGTCTTTTTAATTCTTGCATAATTGAATTGTTCATATGTTACCCCTTAGTAAGTAAAAATTTGTAAAAGTGTATAGGCGACAATAAACGCGCCTATAATGAAGTAAATTGCATTCTCATATTTTTTCATGGCTTACACCTCTCTAATAAGTTCAAGCGCATATTAAAACAAGCAACAAAAACGTTGTAATAACTTTTCGTTATATGATTATAAGTTTATGGAATATGTGGATAACTTTTTGGTTATATGCTTATAACCGAATGGAATAATGATTTTGAGAAACGCTTTACGGGCGCACTGTATAGGTAGCCGTGGGATAGTAAAGTAACCGTGGGATAGTAAATTATAACCGTGGAATAGTAAATTGCGCCCCCATTACCCCCAGTATGTAACCGTGGGATAGTAAAGTATCCATGGGATAGTAAACACAAAAAGTTTCAACCCCGTAAAGTTTTTCACTTTCTGAAATGTTTTTAGGGGTAACCGTGGGATAGCCGTGGGATAGTAAAGCTAAAGCTTCATTGTCCTTAATGCTAATCTTGTAGACGCTGCTATTTGTCTATGTATCCTTGCAGTAAATGTATTGGCAGCTATCTTACCTGATGGGAACTTCATCTTATCTATACGATACTTTCTATGCATAGATACGTGCATCAATAACTTAGTGCTTACTGGTTTAGATTTCTTCTTACCTACTTTCTTAAATACTTTACGCTCCCATAGACCTAAGTATCTATCTCCAGACTTGTGCTTAGGTATACCAACGAAAAACCTACTTTGACCACCTCTAGTTTTCAGGGCTAGTTTTTGCTTAACGTAAGATTCTTTACCTTTACCCTTACCATAGTTTTTCATGCGTCCTTGTGAAGTCTGAGCTGGCTTCATTGGTGAAACTAATCTTCTACTGCCTGATTTAGGCTCGATTCTAGCTCCATCCAGTACACCTTCCATGTAACCGTGCGTATTCATGTTGTAAAACAACTGGACGTTTAAGTCTTTCTTCTTAGAGCGTGTGAACCTTGGTGAACTTCTAGTGTAAGCGTTAGCCTTATCTAGATACCTTGGTATCTCTTTGACTTGCTCCTTGTGTATAGCAACGATTGTCTTGTTCATAGCGTGAGACACGATAAAAGGCGCTTGCCTAGCATAAGCGTCAAGCTTACTGGCTAACTTCTTTGTATCTATATTTATGCTTATCATCTGCGCCTCTGTGCCAACCGTGGGATAGTAAACCATGGGATAGTAAATATTTTACCACAAATCACGGTTTAACTCTCCATCCATTCCCTCATCTTCTCATTGTACGTCTCGATGCGAATCTTAGCTTGCCTATACAATTGTTGGTCAGTCAACTTAGGCTTGTCTTCCCTGT